AAGACTGCTAAGATCAATAAAGATAAAGGGGAAAATAGTTAATGGCTGCAGGTGATGCCAAGGCTCGACTGAAGGAAATTATTGATTCCTACCTGAATAAAGACGGTGGGGCAATGATTGACACAGGTGTGGTTGCCGCACACTTGGCTCAAATGCGTATGTTTGGCATTCGCCAGGGTGTTGAATTTTTTCCAGCACAAGATAATTTTGGCAATCAACGAAAAGATTTTATTGATCGTGTAATCAAATACAACTCTTTGGATATTCGCCTGGATTCGATCTGGGATTATTTTCTTTGTGACGGCCAAGGGCTTTTTTATATTCGCCCAACCAAATCTAATTATCGTCTTTATTATTTTCGTAATCACGAATATCGAAGCTATTACAACATTGATGGTGAATTAGAAGAAGTAATTATCATTTATAGCTATAAAGTTCGCAATGGCTTTGGCTATCAACAAGACATTGAAATGAGCAATGTCAGCGGTCCACTTGGCATGGGACAAGGCGGCGCTAAGCGATACATTCGTCTTTCGATTAAACGAAAAACAATTGAAGAGACGCATTCTGAAGGCGAAATTTCTTTTGAAACAAATTACCAGGCGGTCCCTGGAAAAACTAAAACTGTTAAAAATACTCTTGGCTTTATTCCGTGTGTTGAAATTTTCAATAATGTTCGTGGTTTTTCTACTGAAGGAACCGGTGAATTTGATGCGTTAGCAAACCACATATGCACGCATGACGACATGGTTCGAACCATGCGTAAAAATATTCAATTTTTTGGTAATCCAACCCTGCTTTCTTCTCGTCCCAAGACAGACCTAATGGAGTCTGGTGGAGAAACGGTTGTTCAGCGCCCCTCTATCGCTGCAAACTCAGGCTTCACCGGGGCGGGAGCATTAAGCCAATCTCGTTTTAAAGCTGATCCTATTTATCGAGGCACTGATGGTCAACTTCGCGTTCCACGCGTCATTGCCAACCTAGAGCCAAATGATCGGGTTGGTTATATTGTTCCGGACGCAATTACTGGCGACCAAAATTCTTTTGCTCGTGTCTACAGGGAAGAAATTCGCACGGCACTTGGCGGCGTAGATGAACTTTCTATTTCTGCTGGCGTTACTGCAACAGAATACAAGTCTTTGTTTGGTCGCGTAGCGGCCACGTCTAAGAAAAAAGCAAACGCTATTTATACGTACGGTATTTGTCGTTGTTTAGAGTTAATTATTTTTCAAGAAGAACGTTTGTTCCGAGAAAGTTTGGCCGCAGCCGCAGGATTAGAAAAGCCACTGGATTTACCGGAAACAGCCCCGGCGGAAGACGTGGCTGCCTATGAACAAGCCATGGAGCTATTTAACGAACAAGTTAAAGGGCTGATGATGGCAGCTGTACAAACACAACAATTGCCACCTGGGATTACGGGATTGATTCCCGATGGAGATGTAACTATCCAGTGGCGCTGGCTTGGACCTGTTTACGAAGATTCCACTCAAGATATCTTGAACAACTCCATTGTTGTTCGAAATCTGCAAGAATTAGGTGTTGATAGCATTGAAGCACTGAAATACCTCTTCCCGTCAAAAACGGATGAGGAGCGGGCCGCGATGCTATCGGGGTTCCCGTTCAGGATGGTGAATGAATTACAGGGTGCATACTCTCAGTTCGCTCGCCTGGTGGGGGGAATGATGCAGACCCCTCATCCGCAATCACCGGATTTACCGATGGCTGCAGATCCGCGATTGGATTTGACCCCATATCTGTATCGCACTTTAGAAGCATTACAAAAGGAGATGAGTTATGCAGGACGCTACCGTCCAATCGATCCCACAGACGAGCCAAGCACCAGTGGCAGTCGCCCCGAGCAATTACGTGGCGGCAGCTCCTCAGGCAGTGCCCTCCCAAGCGCCGGCTCCGTATCAGGTGGGTACGAGCTACCCCCAAGCGGTACCTCAGGCAGCCCCCAGCTACCAATCAGCCCCTATTCAGTACGCCCCCCAATCCCAACCGGATTCGGCGGCGAGCAATCCCTGGGAATCGGCGTTCAACAAGGTGGTGAACCTGCTGAGCGCACCAGTGCAATCCCCGTTCCAGGGTCAACCGTCGCAACCGACGACTCAGTTTACCCCGGCCAATTACGGACAGCCCAGCAGCCAGGGTACGTTTCAATCGGCTCCGCTGACATGGTCGCCCAGCCAGGAATCCTCGCCCAACTATTCCCAAACCTCCTCGAATCCCTCCTTGGAGCAAATCGCGGACCTGGTGGGAATGAGCCAGGAAAGCCGTCAGGTGATGGACGCGTTCGGGATCGAGGCGCCGGCTCTGCTGAACAATTACGCAGTGCAGCTGGAAAGCCTGGTGGACAGCGCCGTCGCGTGGGGAAACAACGCAAGTGATCTGATTACTCGTTATGCAAATTTTGCTGTTAATGAGCATCAGCACAATCTGGCCTATAACGAAATTCTGACCAACCCGGACGTTCTTAGCGATTACACGCTGAAGTTCTTTGGTCCCGAAGGCCCTTATCCTGTGTACGAAAACGAAGCTCAATTGGAGACTCGTGGCTATCCCACCGCTCCGCTGAACAACGCAATGGCTCAACTGGGCAATTTCCCCGCTCCTCCTGCCGCCGCCGCACCTCAAGCACAAGGCGATTTCTGGGGCGGCTTCAATGAGCAAATGGCTCGTGATCCTCAAAATGCCTGGCGACTTTTGAACCAGGCTCAACCTCAAGCCGTCGCAAGCAAGTTGTTTGTGATGGAGTGATTTTTTCAGCCAGTAATCTAATTTAGGTTACTGGCTGTTAAAATTTTCATAGATTAGGCAAAAGCCAAATCTTTCACCCGATAAAACTTAATTTCGGAGGATAAACCAAGGTGTTTATTGATAGCTAGTTCAGATCCTGGTAGGTATTACCTTTCAAGATTTGGTAAATAGCTACGTGATTGCAGTTAAACTTTTCAGCAATTTTTCTATAAGAAAGACCTGCTCCTTTTAAAGTTTTAATTTGCTTTACGTCTTCTGAAGAAAACTTTCTTAAAGACTTCTTCGGCTTTCCTTTACTGGCAAAACCATTGTTCTTATAACAACCCGTTTTCCAGGCCCTTGTCAAATTCTCTTGTTTGGTGACGATCTGAAGATTTTCAACTTGATTATTTCTCTTGTTGTTATCTACATGATCTACTTGTAAAGAAAAGGTATTTGTTCCATGCGAACGAAGATCTAATCCTAAAAAAGCAACCGCCATCAAGACATGCAAATGAAAACGCTTCCGTTTTCCATCAACAAGGACTGAAATACGATCGTAAGAACTGGTTGAACTAATAGAAAGCTCTACAAAATATTCTTGATTTTTTTGATCAAGTTGTTTTTCAAAAGCTTTTCCTTCTTCAGTTAAGTAAAGATTTCCAAATCCAGGTACAAGTTTTGGATTCATGTTGTTTATAAACAAGTTTCCAACACTGTAACATACCTCACCTGAACGCTCAACGTTGTCACCTCACCAAGTAATTGATGAGTGCAAACCGGATGAATTCAGGGAAGCCCTAACGTAAAGACGAGGGTAATCCTGAGCCAAGCCAATCAAGCCCGTGATTGGAAGGTGCAGAGACTACTGGGGGTAACACGATCTTGTTACGTAATACCAGATTTAGCGTCCGGCATCCCTCAGGGATGAAGAGATAGTCCACCCCTCTAAGAGATTAGAGACCAGGAGAACGACTTTCCTAAGATTTTGGGTGCGGAACTTTACCGTCCCCATCCTGCTTACATCGCTGAAATGGCGGTTGAGCCCGTGGTCGTCCACGACTTTACCCGTCAACCCGGTCAAACCGTTCAGCTTGATCGCTACAAGTTCTGGGGTACCCCTGGTACCAAGGACAGCCGCGAGCGTGTGTCCGACCAGACCATCGGTACTGCCAACAGCCGCAACATCACTAAAGAGAAGGTGCTTGTTGTGCTGAAGGAATACACCGGCCCTGCTGATCCGGGTGATCCGACCCAACCCAGCACCTTTAAGATTGCTCGTGAAACCCTGGTTACCGCCCAGCGTCTGCTGCTGGATACCGGCAACCTGAATATGTTCCACCAGTCGATCGGCAGCTTGACCCTGCTTGACGACTATCGCCGTTGGCGTGACCGCGTCTTTATTGACGAACTTGCCAAAGCTGAAGCAAATGGCGAAGCTTCTGGTACCCAAGGTGGTTACTACTTCCCTGGTGGCAAAACCAAGAGCGCTTCTGGTCAAATCACCTATACCGCTGCTGAGTACACCGCTCAAGTGCAGCAGTTCCACGTTGCTACCGATCTTCTGACTGTTGTCAAGGATCTGCGTAAGCGCAACGTTCCGACCTTTGCTGATGGTCTGTATCGTTGCATTTGCGATCCCACTTTCATGATGCACCTGCGTCGTGATGCCGACTTCCGTGAGATTGCTCGTTACGCTGGCAACCCTGGCCAAGGCATGTACATGGGCAATCCCATGATGCCGAACAACGCCAGCTTCTACATGGGTCCCCAAGCTGGTCAGGCTTATTTCCTGGCTGGTGAACCCGTCATGCCAACTGGTGTTCAGTTTGAAGGCGTTAAGTTCTTCGAGTCGACCAACTTCCCGACCAAGAACGTTTCGGCTTCCTTCACCGGCGCTGCCCCTTATGCCAACCAAGAAGTTGCTCAAGGTTTCTTCTTCGGCCCTCAAGCCATTGGCGTTGGTATCGGCGGCCCGAACGCTCAGGTGTTGATCAACAACAACGACGACTTCAGCCGTTTCATCATCCTCATCTGGCAACTGTACGCTGGCTTCGAGATCCTGAACAAGGACTTCGTGACCACCGCCTACAGCTTTGTGTCTGATGACGGCGTTCTCTGATAATTAACCATGAGTTCACAACATAGGAAAAGATAAATGACCTATTTGTCTGCTAAGAAAATCTATCCCGGCAACTGGGCGGAAGCTCTGAACGGTTGGTACAAAAACATTGATACCAACGATGACGGGACTAATAACGCCTCCAAGGGTGGCCCCACTTCGGTGCTGGCCATCCCCGGCTATCGCTACTTCCAACAGCGTGGTTACGTGGCCGTTACCGCTACCTCTGGTGGCGGTGCAATCGGTACCGGCAATGTGATCGTTCCTTCCCCTTATCGGACTGACGACACTCGTCCCGATATCACCGGCATGGTGATCTCTGGTGATTCCACGCTGCCTGCTTACGTTTATCGCGCCACCATTTCGGTTGCTTCTGGCTGGGGTGACGGCCGTGTTGCTTCTGGTATTTACGCTGCTACCGGCAACGTTCTTACCTTCTGCCCTGATGCCAGCGGTCCTGTGGCCGTTACCGGTGTTGGCGAAGGTGTGTCTCAGGCTAACCTGACTTCTACCGTTTCTGGCTCTCAGCCTGGCGAAGTCTTCTTTGCTGGTGGTTCCGCTGCTTACAGCAACAACGCTCTGCTCACCGCTACTGGCGCTGCTGGTGTCACCGCTTCGGGTGTGTATAAGGAAGTTACTTCCGCTACCACCTATAAGGTGTACGCTCGCGGCACCACCACTGGCACCACCACTTCTGGCGGTTGGTACATCTCCAGTGGCGATTCGAATGCTGGTCGCGCTGGTTACTTCGTCGTTGAAGTGTGCTATATCCAGCCTGACACCGCCCCTGGTTATGAAGACATTGACGGCTATCTGATTGGTCGCACTGTCAGCTGATTAGGGTAAACTAGGACCAGAATGCTTTTCTGGTCCTCATGCTCTACAAGCACCTAAAGACTAATGTCCGCGTCAAAGTTGTAAGTGAATGGGATGATGGCGATTGGTTTATGGTCGAAGACCAAGACGGTCGCCTTTTTACTGTTTACAAGACTGAACTAGCTCCTGACGAACAGGCAACTAAAACTGTCAAAACTCTTCAGGTTAAGGACAAAGCAGCCAAGGAAGAACCGCGATCCTTTCCCCCTGATAATCGCCTCAACATTAATGGGGCAACTGCTCAAATGATTGCAGATCACATCAAGGGCATCGGGCTTAAAACAGCTCGTGAGATCAAGGATCTCCAGATGTCTTTGTCGGGTGAAAGATTTAATAATCTTGAGCAGCTAAGACAAATTAAAAGAGTCGATTGGGACTCGGTTCTAGCGGCTGACTTAATCCGTGTATAAACCATCTCCTTCAAAGCCCCTGGGAAACCGGGGGTTTTTAGTTTTAGAATAAAAAGAAAACAATAATGGCTGGTTTAATTCCTATTGGAAGTATTGTTGATCCAAAACTCGATGTGTTTCCAAGCACCGGGGCGCATTTGGATTCACGAATCATTCCGCGCTTTGGGCCGAGATCTGGCAAACGAATTAATCCAGAAGAAGCGCGAACTCTTCTTCAAAACGTATTGGTTGGACCCAATCAAACACCATTGGTCCAACAAACAAAAGAAGGATGGAAGTGGAATTTTCCCATTACCAGTAAATATGGTCCCAGGGATGCGCCTACTGCTGGAGCAAGTACTTATCACGAAGGGATAGATCTAGCTATTCCTGCGGGAACTCAGCTTTCCTATAAAGGTTATGGTACCTTTCAGCCTGAAAGGGGATATGGAGTTTTAAAAACAACTGACCCACAGGGCAATCCTTACGATATTCAATTTCTTCACACAACTCCAGCAAAAGCTGCCAGTGTTGGCTCAAGTGAACTTCCGTCTGCACCTAAACTACCTGTAGAAGAGACTACAAAAGATTCTGGTAGAACAGAAGATATCTTAAAAGCTTTTCTTTATGGTACTCAGGCTGGCGCAGGAGAAAAACAAAAGACGTTACAACAAGAACTAAAAGAGCAATTATTAGGAAATGTTTTATCTCAAGCACTAAATCCAACTTCTTTTTTATCTTCTTACAACACTTTGGATCCGTACATGGCGGGATTCAATACTGGCTCTAAAGACTTTTTTGGCGGTATTTTTGGTTGATTACTTGCTTTTATAATTAAACGATAAGGAGACTCAGAAGTGCAGTTAAGCGACTTCGATAAGAGTAGAGTCCGGTATCATCTGGGCTACTTCACGGTGACCGTGCCAGCGGGTGATTACGCCCGATTGGAAGAAGCGATGAACACCGTTCCGGATTCTTATTTCTACGACAAGATCACTATCCAAATCGGACGGTGTGATACGGCAGAAAAGAAAACAGAAGTTGCTACTTCTCCTTCTACACGTTTAGAAAGTATCGTTGGTGACGTTGATCGTACTATTCGTTCTAGCAATGCCAAAGAAGCATTGAAAGTATGGGACGAGATTTATCTTTACGAAACAAATCGTTTAGCCAACATTCTTTACGTTCCTAACTACAAGGATCCGTTCCAGGCTCGGTATCGCTATGAGCGTTCAGGCGCTGAATT